TGCCCATTGATTTAGCGATATAGCCGATAATCTGAGGCGCGTTTTCGAAAATTGCATTGAACTCTTCTCCTCTCAGCACTCCAGAGGACAAAGCCTGCGTCATCTGCAGCATTACTGAGCTAGCTCCCTGCGCTGATACCCCTGAAATAATGAACTGCTTGTTTAACAACTCAGTAAACGCAACTATTTCTCTTGTTGAATTGAAAAGTCCGTCAGTTTGACCTGCAAGTTTGGCAACAGAATCAGCAGTTTCAGTGTAGCTACCATATGCTCTGTTTGCAGACTGAAAAATCATATCATTGAGCTCTGCAGTTGTCTGCTGTCCATCATTGATTAAATCAAGACGGGCTTTGGTATTAGTCATCAGTGAAGATGTCTCAAGAACCTTGTTGACTGCATAAGCGCTGACAAGTGTAGCGCCTATTCCTATGACTGTGCCTTTAAGTTTCTCAGCTGCATCACTTGACCGTTTGACTGAGCTTGTATACATGTTCTGCTTACGTGTGTTCTGATCAGTCTCCGTTCCTACTTTGCGAAGTACCTCTGCAACTCTCTCCATCTGCTAGGTAACCTGCTGCGTACTCTGCCTGAATGCATCCATCTGCGTTGTGGCAGACGCTATAGTGGGAGATTCTATGGTTACGCTGCTTGTGAGTTTATTAAGTTCTGTAAACTATCGTATCAGCGTCTCTGTGCTTTGAGATATGTGCTGCAGGATGGTGCTTGCCTTGTCGACTACGATGATTTCTGCACTGAGTGTATCGGTCATTTTGTTTCCTTTCTTGCGTTTTCAACTGCTTCTTTTTCAGTCTGTGCCTTATACTCCATGAATGCCCAGATTGCAGCTTTGTCCTCTATTGATAAACTGCAGAACACTGATGGAAGGATGCCATGCTCATTAAACGCCATCATCGCAAGCACGGCATCGGCATCCCTGGAGGCAATCAGTTTTTTACATGTTCCTTCTTTGTTGCCAGTGTGGAGGTGTCAAAACCCTGATATTTCAGCATTGCAATCTGCAGCATCTGATATTCTCCAGGGGATAACATCTTGAGCAGCAGGTCAGATGCTTTGATTGTACCCCAGCTATCGTTTAGTTCTTTATTTTTAAGATTTGGGTAGACGCAAGATGCAACGATAAGATCTGCAGCATACTTGTCCTGGTCGAAACGGGGGATTGTTATTCCACTTTCTGTAGTTATCTGCCTGGTAGCAGAGGCTCTGATTGCCCTGTCTTCATCCGCAGTGAGTTTGCGAAATTCCCACTCAGCATAGTTTATGACTGGATTGCCATCTTCATCGTATGTCTAATTCCCGTCAACATCCAATATCGGGGTTCCAAAGCTCTTGGATACTACCATTTTCATGTTTGCAGTTTCCATTACGTTTGAATTTAAAAATACATCAAACTCCATGTTTAATCCTCCATGGGATTATACTCATTGCCAACGATGAGACCGTCAGCCGTAAGTGATAGTGTCTTTTTAAGTTCATTTGATGAGGCGTCTATATTGAACAAAGTAGAGTTCGATACTAGACAGTCAGTGAATGTGTAGATACGCTTACCCACATCTGCAGTTGGATCCTCAGAAACAAGCTTCATGCTGAAGTACACAGACCTTCCGTTTTTGATAAAATCATACAGCTGAGCTGTGAATGCATCTGAGTTGTCGTAGATCTCAGCGGAGCCAGTAATCTCTCCGCCGAAGTTTCTATGAACTTTGAGACTTGACCCTAGCACGTCCAAGGCGCTATTGCCCAAGTCAATCTCCCACTTTATGTTATAAAGATTAGGGAGAGGTTTATACTCCCCGTTTTCATCAATCCAGCATTCTCCTTCTTTTGCAGATACAATTTGTTTTCCTCTTATCATATAAATCACCTCAGCTTACGTTAACTGAAAGATACAGAATTTCCATGGCTCCTGTCGGATTCAATGCTACATTCAGAACAACGTCAGTCTTACCGCTGCCTGGTTTGCAACTCACGTCCGTCTCGGAAAAATACTGCAGTGCTCTGAATGTATTCTGCAGCAGATACCCTGTCTCAATTGCGATCTGGCTGAGGGTTGCCCTGCCAACGTCATCATTGCGTTCTTTTCCTAAACATCTTAAATACCACTGGTCCGCGACAGTCTGTATGTAGGTGTCGATAGTCCTGACAACGTCTCCGTTCCTCATGACTTCGCTTTCCTCTGGAATAATTGTCACAAGGTTGGTGTAGTCTTTAAAGACGACAGCATGATCGCCGTTTATGTGAAGAGCTAGCTTGCATTCATCAATCACATCGTCAAGCTGTGCAGATGTCAGATTGACGTTTCCAGATGCTTCACCATCGTATGTGACGTTAGTCATTGACTTCCCGATGCCGATGCCGCCTATCAGGCCAAGGAACCAAGGCACATACTACACGCCGTTTGCTATGCTGTATCCGTGTCTTGAGTCAATTTCAGCATCACACAGCACTAAATTGCGCAGTTTTCCTTTGTTTGTAATGCCATCTTTAAGGAAAGCTATGTAAAGCTCAGCAGTTGCCTTGTCTGTGCCCTTGTAACCGATTGCATCAAAAGCATATGAGTCTACAGCGTTGAGAAATGAAGCATGAGAGTCGCCAGTAACCGCACCATTTTCGCCGGTTGTCATGGATACGGTACCTGCTGATATTGACACTTCTGGATCGTTAGACCAGTTTACATATCCATTCGAGACAAGTTCACTCAGGGCAGATACGCCTTTCTGTTCATCTACCATCGCGCTGTCAAAATAAGTGGTAAAGTCCCATTTAGACCCGTCATCAACGTTAGGCGACACCACGATCTTAATATCGTTGCCTTTTGTTCCACCGTATTTTGCGGTTCCGAATCTGCACTGTGCTTTCACAGATCCTGTTGAATTCAGCCTGTAGAAAATGAGTTTGCTAGCATTCTTGAATATATCTCTTATATCTGCAAGCTAAGCCGCCGCGGCATTATATCCAAAAACGCTCTTAGAATCTTTGAGAAAGTCTGAAGAGCTAATGATCTGTATGCCTTCTCTGCCCCAGTCCATTTCCAGCCCCATTGCTACTGTTCCTCTGTCTGCTACCGTGACTGCTGCAGATCCTACAGTTGTTACGGATCCATATATTCCAGGCGCTACCTTATTCATATTCAGTACGCCTGTTGTCATTGTGCTTGGCCATGTCATTAGTTTACCCTCTTTTGTCTGTATGATTCTATCTCATTATCTGCCTGATCAAGTGTGTAGATCCCATTGTCATCTAATACTGCAGCGAGAATCCACCTATACATTTTGTATTTTTTAGATTTTATTAATTTATCTTTTGTGTATGTTGTATTTTCCATTCAATCACCTTTCACTCTTGCATCTGTTACTAAGTTCATCTGCAGCTCCGCTTCTCCTTTAGGTTTGAAAACATGTAACGAAAAATCAACAAATACTGAGAGCACCAAATCTGTAATCTTTGCAGATCTGTTCTCTCCCCTGATTATAAGATCGCCGATCCGTATATATTCAAGAGCATCTAGTATCTTACACTGCAGGCTGTTGATTTCTTTAATGGGCTCTGTTTCATCTTTTGGCCAGTACAGCACCGTGAACGAATATGTCTGTCTGTATCTCTTATCGATCAGCTGTTCTTCGCTCATCAAGCCCTGCTGTATAGCAAAGCTGCCAGGTCGAAATCCCTATTCCACAGGCTCTAAGTAAATCTCAAAGGATGAAAACATCTCATGCAGCCTGATGCTGATTGCATCAGTTATATTGGAGATCATCGCCTGCCTCCTGTGAATATAGAAAGCTCCCTGCAGATCTGAGGTACTTCTTTCTTGGTCTGAGCGATTGCGTCATTCAGCATGTGTTTTCCAGGTACCCAGCTTGTTTTCAGCTGTCTGCCTATTGCCGGTACATACCTACCAGGAGTCTGCCTGTGCCCTTCTTCGACATACAGTGCATACGGCACAGGATTAATTACGGAATACCTGCCGCTGCTTATTTTTTCCACAGACCAGCCTCTTCTG